AGCCCCTTCTCCGAACGTTCCAGCGCCGTCACGGGTGACGAATTGGACGTGATAGCCATCGAACTTGTTGCCAGGGTCGCCCAGGATCTCCATCTGGTAGCCCTGTGGCGCGATTGTCGGCAGCTCAACAAAGGCTTGCACCGCGCTGGTGATGGCCGTGATGTCGGCGTTAGCCCGCGCATCGCTGGCCGCCACCGTGATTGCACTCGCAGACCGCAGGTGCAGCACGCTGCCCACACGGGCGATCGTCACCGCCGTCACCCCAGCCAGTGCGGTTGCGATGTCGGTGGCGATCTGCTCTGTGCTGATCCGGTTCTCGGTCGTTGTCGAGCCGCTCACGATCACCGGTGCCACAGGCGTGGTCACCGTTGCCAGCGTGCCGTTGACGTTGACCTTGTAGCTCTGGCCGTAGTTAGCGGCCTTCACCCACACCAGCGCTTCATGGGCCGCCGGCCTGGCAATGGCGGGCGCCACTGCAGCAGCCATCGCCGGCACCGCCCTGGTGTTGCTGATGAAGGTGTAGTCGGCAATGCTCGCGGCCCGGATGTCGCTCTTGGCGCTCACCACCGAGGACAGGTAGCCGTAGCCGTAGGGCGCCGAGACCGTCTTTTCAACGCCCTGCAGATCGAACACCTTGATGGCGGTCTTGCCGATCACCACCAAATATTTTTCGTTGGAGTCCCTCAGCACCTGGTGGAAATAAACGTCCCCAAAGCTGGTGGTGCCCACCCTGGCCACTGCGCTGGAGCCCTCCCGCTTGCGCAACCCCTCCACCAGGGAGCTCATTCCATTGATCTGGACCTCCCCCTGGCTCGGCTCCCGCTGCGCGTCTGGCTGCTGGCTGATCCCCTGGATCAGGCTTGGGATCGTGTAGCTGACGAGGTTAGCCACGTAGATAGCCCCCGTTCCGCCCCAGCAGACCCATCCCCGGCGAGTACGTGGGGAACGGCCTCAGGCCCGGGCCGCCGGTAAGGCTGTTGGGCTGGGCCTGCTCAATCTCAACCCGCTGCAGCTCCACCAGGGCGGCCTGCTCATCGAGCGCTGTGTACTGGAAGGAGGAGGAGTCCCCCAGCACTCGACCGCTGAACACCCTCGCTGAGCGAATTGTGACCCAGCGGTTAAACGCTTCTGGCGACTCGTCCCAGGGCAGCAGCCACACCACATCGGCTTCCAGGCTGGGTACGTCAACGCCCAGCACATAGGTGCGCTTCTCCTTGTCGTAGACCCGCTGCCCCCGCAGCTGAAATCGCCCAGCCCAGCGGTAGGCATCAGGTGCAAACGACACCACGTTGGCCGGCACCTTGATCTCATTGGTGCTGACGTCCTTCAGGAACTCGTATCCCAGCTCAGTGTTCCAGCTCCAGCCCCTGACTTGCCCTTCCTTGTGAAACTCCAAGATCGTGCGCAGCGCTGTTGATGCCTCAACAACCTGCTGGTTCTCCAGGTTGTTGACCGGCTGCTCACCAATGTTTTGCAGGCAGACGTTCACCGCCTCCAGCAGGGTGGTGCGTCCTGGCGTGGCTCCCTGGCTGGCGAGGCTCATCCGACCGCTGCAGTAGTGCAGCCCTCATGCTATCGGTGGGCACAAAAAAACCCCCCACTTTTACGCAGGGGGCAGAATCCTCGCGTCCTCACCCAGCCAAAGGCTAGGGGAGTTCGATCACACCGGCACATTCAGCACGCAGAACACCCATGCCGATCGCCATGCGGGCGACCATCAGGCTGGCCTGGTACATGATGTTGAAGTCGCCTCCTTGGGGAGTGACTTGCAAGCTGGGGCTGCGCAGGGTCAGTACACCAATCGCATCACGGTGGAAGATCAGGCCGCGGCACTTCGACAGATCTTGCTGGTAAGCAGTGTTCTTGTCGTAAGCGGTGTTGGTGTAAGCCGCCTGGGTGACGTGGTTCGATTCGATGATCGGAATCCCCTTGACGCGCAGCACGCGACCAGAAGCGAAGGAGCCGTTGGAGCCCTCGCCGTTGAAGTCGGTGTTGATCGCCCTGGTGGAATCGAGCAGGAAGTCGTACTCATCAGGAGGAACGATGCATACCAAGTCCTCGGTGGGCACGTCCTTCTTCTTCATCGCCACCTTGATGGCGCCGATCCGAGCGGCCAGCTCGTCACCCTTGGCGTTGGCGGTAGCAGCGGCGTAGCCAGCAGAGAGAGTCTGGGCAGAGCCGATGCGGCCGGCGTTGCCGGCTTTGGCCAGGGGTTCGGTGGTTCTTTTGGCAGCCGCGTAAAGCACGCGGGCCGCCCGTTGATCCCACTCCCGAGCCAGTGCTTGGCCAAGCTGGTAGGTGACGTCCTGGCGAACGTCGTAGTAGTTCATCATCTCGTCCAGGTCGTAAATGACCTGATCGGCGATCATGAGCCCGTCGAGGTTGATGATCTCCTCGTTGCGGTCACCAGGGCTGTTGCCTTCACCCAGGATCGGAGTGCCAGGGACGTGGTAACGCCCAGTGGCCTTGCCGGAAACAGGGAAAGCAGCGGACTTGCCGCCCTTGATGTTGCGCTCTTTGATTTTGCCCTTGAACACGCATGTGCGGTCGAAGGCTGAAAGGAGCTCGGCAATGCCGAGTTTGAGGAACAGGGCATCAACTGCACCTGCACCTTTGATTTGACCTAAACGCTCAAGAGAAACATTGGCCATTGGTCAAAAGGGGCTGCGAGCTCCTGCTCCCTTGTTTCATTGAACGGGGTATCTCCCTAAGGAGGCCCGCTCAATTACACATGTGCAGAACAACTCATGCGCAAACCTTACCCGAATGGATTACTCCTGGCCATGGTCTTGTCGTACCAGGACCTGTAGTTGGGATCGGATTCATAAAGCCGCCGGCCGCTCTCGCCGCGTTTGTCGAGCGCGTCGATCGCCTGCTGACTGGTCTCGAACGTATTGGCGCGGGCTGCCGTGCCGCCGCCAATCAGCTGCGGCTCGCGTGGTGTGCCGGTGCCGGCCATCGATTTGATTGCCTTGAGCGCAAACCGGGCGGCCTCCTTGTTGCCGCTATCCACCGCCGCGTTGTAGTCGGCCAGGTCCTGGGGGTCGAGGTTGCTCACGGCCCACTGGCTGATGCGCGCAAACTCTTGGTCACCGCCCACGGCAGCCTTGATCTCAGCCACGTCAACCTCGCTAAATTGGCCAGCCGTAGCAGGCTGGGGCGCTGCAGCAGCCGGCCGCACCCCGTTTAGGTAGGTCTGTACTAGCTCTCGCGGTAGCCCGCCCTTCTCCACCAGAGCATCCACGTAGGTGGAAACGTCTTCGCCGGCCTGCACCTTCTGCGCCATCTCCAGCGGGTTGATCTCGGCTGCCGCGATTGCGGTTGACACCGTGTCGCCGTAGAGCTGCACACCCATCTCGGGGGTGTACTGCTCAGGGGTGGGGCTGGCCGGCTCCTCGGCGGGAGGCTGCTGGCCTCGCTGACCGATCAGCTTCTGCGATTCGAGGTAGGCCTTCTCCAGGTCCTCGGTGCTCTTGAACTTGCCGGCCAGTAGCTGCTCACCGGGCTGGGGCTCAGCGCTCTCCAGCAGGCCCTCCTGCTCCTGCAGCTCCTCAAGGAAGCCGTCGATCATGTCCTCCTGCCCGGGCGCGAACATGCCCTGCAGGTCAGAAGTTGAGCTGGTCATAGGGGTTGGGGTTCAGTGGGTTGGGGTTCGCCCATTTGCTGGGTGATGGCCGCGGCATTGGCCAGCTTTTGCGGGTCGGCCATGCCGGCCGCCATCGCTTGCTGGGTCTGCTGGGCTTGCATTGCGGCCTGCTGCTCTTGCTGCAGCTGTTCTTCTGTCTTGACCAGGCCGATGATGTCTATTCCCATGGCACCGGCCAGCCGCCGAATCAACTCAGACGGCATCACGTAGGTGGCGACACCCTCGGGGCCGAGCGTCTGCTGCAGGATCTGCATGAACCTGGCGGTCTTCTCTAGGTCGTTGCCACGGCCCACAGCCGCTAGGCCAACGCTGACCACCGGCTCAACCAATCCCTTTGGTAGCTTGGGCAGCTTGCCGCTTTCTGACAGGAGGGCCAGCTTGCGCTTGACGTAAGGCTGCTGAAATTCGGTGGTGAGGATCGCGTACAGAGAGCCAAGAGACTGCTCGATCAGCAGGGCCTGCAGCCTTACCTCCTCGGCGGTGGTGCGCTCGGAGTCGCGCACATCGGCAAGCATGAAGGCCTGAGATAGGCGGGCCTCGATGCGTGCCAGGCCCTGAGCCGCCACGTTGAGATCGGCGGCCTTGTTCACCTGGATGGTGGTGACATCTTCCGGGTTGCCTGGCAGGTAGGCACCGTTGGGGGCCTCGGCCAACTTCTTGGCGTTGGTAACAGCGTTTGGCTTGACCAGATGCTTCACCTGGGCGCTCACTAGCGAGCCCTCGGCGATGGCCTGATTCAGCGCCTCAGCTGTGGTGAGGTCGGCAATGCACGCGCCTTCGATGTAGCCGGGGCTGTAGCTACTGCCACCCACCTGATACATCCGCAGCAGTAGCCACGGCGACTCATCCGCCGGGCGGCTGAAGCTGGTGCCCTCGATCTCCTTGCCCTTCACCTCCTGATGCCAGCTGACCTTGCCGGCCTTCCAGGTGATGTGGGTGAACAGCTTGATGGTGCGCTCGTATTGAGGGGTCTCGTCGCCATCGCTGTCGATGATGCCCGACACCTCGCCATCGGCTTCATCAACCATCGCCTGGACCTTCTCAGGCAGGCTTTCGTAGGAGAGCTGCTCACACACGATTGCTTCCAGTGGGTTGCCCATCAGGTCCCGCTGGCACACATACCGGTCGAGGTGAAATGCTTTGAGCCCCTCCTTGGCGATGTAGCCCAGCACGTTGCCGCCAACAATCAGGTGCAGGAGCATTTCATGCACTGCCACGCGATCGTTGCTGGCTTCGATGCTGCGCAGCACCATCCGTTCCAGCTTGGCCAGCCCGATCTCAAACTCAGATTTGAACTTGGCGATCTCCTCTTCTGATGCACCGGCCGCAGCCATCTGCATTTCGCTCTCAACCATCTTGGCTTCGTCAACCGTGAACCTGAAGAAGGTCTCGGTTGGTGGCAGCAGGGCCAGCAGCAGCCGGCTAGCCAGGTTGTGAACACCACGGGCACCAATGCCATTCCACGGCAGCGGGAAGGTGTTGTTCTCCCTGCCAGTGGACTCGTTCCTGATCGGGATCAGGT